CTGGCGGTGGTGGTAATGGTTCTGCTCCATCATCAACCGCTGGTAGCAATGGAACTGCTAACACTGGAGGCGGTGGCGGTGGTGGCGCTAACTCAGGTACTGGTGGAACTGGCGGCGCCGGCATCGTCATCCTGTCCTACACCGTAGCATCGCAGACTGTCTTTACCTTCAAATCTACGAGCAAGTGGATATGCCCAACTGGCGTTACCAGCGTGGATTACTTAATCGTCGGAGGTGGCGGTGGTGGCGGCAACAACGGCGGTGGTGGCGGTGCAGGTGGCTTTAGAACTGGAACCGGTCAGTCTGTAACTGCTGGCACTGAATACACTATAACTGTTGGCGCTGGCGGTGGTGGTGGCAGCACAGGCGCACCAACTTACTCGCCGGGTTCTTCTGGTGTTGCTTCTTCAGTTAATTTTTCTCCTTCTATAAGTTCTGCTGGCGGTGGATTTGGTGGAGGTGCTTCAGCCGGAGGTGGAAGCGGAGGTTCTGGTGGTGGTGGAGGTTGGGGATTAGGGCCGGGAACCAATCCGGGAGGCGCAGGAAACACCCCTGCAACAACCCCATCGCAAGGAAATAACGGAGGAAGTAGCGGAACTACTCCGGGAGGCGGTGGCGGTGGTGGCGCTGGTGCTGTTGGAGCTAATGGTTCTGGTAGCGCGCCTACTGGTCAAGCCGGAGGAAATGGCGGCGGTGGCACTGCTTCAAGCATTACAGGCTCATCGGTTACATACGCTGGCGGTGGCGGTGGTGGAGGATATGCTAGTGGTGGAACTGGCGGCTCTGGCGGTGGAGCAAATGGCGGGGCAAATAGCGCTGCTGGAGCAACGGCTCCCGCTAATCTTGGTGGTGGAGGCGGTGGCGGTGGTGGTGGTGCTAACAACGGTGGCTCTGGCGGCTCAGGCATCGTCATCATCAAACTAAATCAATAGGGGATATTGATGGAATCTAAGATTTACAGATTGTGGGGCATAGACGTAGCAATGAATTTGTTGCGTCCCGGTGCTAAGTGGGAAATTTCAAACAACGTGTTTACCCGTTGGGAAGACCCAAGACCTTGCCCAAGCATGGATGAAGTTAATTATGTGATGGAAAAGATCAAAGAGTTTGAGGATGCTATTCCGACGATTTGGCTTCCTGAGCAACTAAATGAAATCACGGCGCAGGTTAAAGAGATTGAGGATGCTCTAGCATGAATATGCACAATCTATTTCCTATACCTATCGGAATGTTTGATCTTGACCGTGAACTTACTGATGAGGAACTGTTGTTTGTCAGGGGTCAGGAAACTAGGTCTAATGAAGGCAATAGAACTAGCGTAAATAACTTTGTGCTTAGGGATATGACCTCTCTGCGTGGATGGATTGAGGATTGCGTAACAGAATACTTTAAAGCAACAACTGATCCTAAGCATGACGTTCATTTAAGGATTACTCAGAGTTGGTTTAATTATTCTGAGCAAGGTCAATGGCATCATAAACACGCACACCCGAATAGCTTTGTTTCTGGTGTGTTTTATTTGAATACTAATCCAGATGACAGGATTTATTTCTATCGTTCTGGATGGCAACAAATTAAATTTCCAACTGATAACTGGAATGTTTACAATTCTGAATCATGGTGGTTTGAAGCAATTAAAGGTCGTTTGATACTGTTTCCTTCGTCGCTTGAACACAATGTTCCTGCGGTTCAAGGTGAGGATACAAGGATAAGTATGTCGTTTAACACGTTCCCTGTTGGGGTTGTTGGCGATGAGATGGAATTAACAGGATTGAAATTGGAGGCTTGAATGGCGCACTTCTGCCGTATTGATGAAAACAACATTGTTCAGCAAGTTATCGTTGTTGATAACAAAGACTGTTCTGATGCCAATGGCGTAGAGAAAGAATATATCGGTGCTGCTTTCTGTGAGCGACTGTTCGGTGGTACTTGGAAGCAAACAAGTTATAACGGTAATTTCCGTAAAAACTATGCTGGAATCGGATATACCTATGACTCAGTTCTTGATGCTTTTGTGCCTCCTCAGCCTTATCCAAGCTGGACTCTTGATGCTAATGCTCAGTGGCAGCCTCCTGTGGCGATGCCTACAGACGGTCAAATGTATTCTTGGAATGAAGCTAATCAAACATGGGATGTAATGGCTCAAAATGGCTAATTACGTTGATTACGACTATTGGACTCAGGGTTATGGCGAGGGTGATCTAAGCCAACCTGACCGATATGTTGTCGCAGGTTATTGGACTGATGGTTATGCTCTGTATGAGGACGATACAGCTACGGCTAGTATTACTGCTCAGGCTACGGTAACTGCTTTAGCGAATGCTGTTCGATCTGCTGCTGGTGCGATTACAGGTAATGCGGCTTTTGAGCTTAATGTTGCTAATGTTAAAGTTAGTTCTGCTGCTGTAACTGGACTTGCTACGGTAACGGCTGCTGGTAGATATGTAGCTACAGCATCTCCAAATATTACAGCACTTGCAACAGTAACGGCATTGGGTAGTTATTCTACAGTTGGTAGTGCATCTATTACTGGAAATGCAACAGTTGATGCGGCAGGTAATATTATTGGTTATGAGTGGTCAGTAGTTACTCCTGAATCAACAACATGGGTTAAGCAATGAAAATCACGTTCGGGGAATGGTTGCCAGATCAGCCGGGAGTTTCTGGCGCTGTGATGGAAGCAGTAAATTGTTATCCTGTTACTAATGGTTATGCCCCTTTACGAGATGCCGCTGATTATTCTGACGCTGCTGGAGAAACTCTGCTCATTGCTTTTGCAGGTAAGTCTGCTGGTTCTTCCACTCTTTTTGCTGCTAGTGCTACTTCGATTTATAAGTTTGACTCTAGTGATGCCAGCCTTGATCCTGTAAAGACTACTTATTCTGCTGTTGAGTCTTGGGATGTTACTCAGTTCGGCTCTAAGCTGATTATGGCTAACGGTGGGGATAAGCTCCAATATTGGGATTTAGGCGGCTCTACGACAGTTTCTGACCTATCTGCGGCTGCTCCTACGGCTAAGTATGTCACTGTTGTTCGTGACTTTGTGGTGGCTGCTAACGTAGGCGGTGAAGAAAGTAAGGTCTATTGGTCTGATATTAACGATGAAACAGACTGGACTCCGGGTGCTGCTTCTCAGGCTGATACTCAGGTAATTCCTGACGGTGGAGATATTATCGGTTTAGCTGGTGGTGAATACGGACTTGTCTTTTTGGAAAGAGCTATTTACCGGATGACATATTCTGGTAGCCCGTATTTCTTCCAGTTTGACGCTATTTCTAGGACTTTGGGCTGTTTGTCTAACGGTTCTATTGCTCAGTTCGGTGGTTTGACTTATTTCCTAGCTGATGATGGTTTTTATGTTTGTGATGGTCAGACAGTTAAGAACATTGGGCTAGAAAAGGTCAATCGGTGGTTCTTTGAGAACGCTATTCCAGACCAGTTAATCAATGCCATTAGCTCAACGGTTGATCCTATCCGTAAGTTAATCATTTGGAACTTCAAAAATACCTTTGGCGGTCGTTATCTTTTGTATTACTCAATAGATTTGGGTAAATGGAGCTATGGAACGACGGATATTTACCATCTTTCCTATGGTTATACGCCTTCTGCGACGCTTGAACAGCTTGATAACTACAGCACAAACATAGATTCGTTGGATATTCCACTTGATTCTCGTCTATGGGCTGGTGGTCAGCTATTGGCAATGGGTGTTAGAGAGCAAAAGATCGTCGCTATCTCTGGTGCATTCAAGTCTGCTTATGTGGTTTCAGGTGATATTGATATTGGACGCTCAACTGTTACTCTGGCGAAACCAATTATTGACAATGGAACTGGAACTGTAGCGGTTGCGAGTCGTGATTTGCTGACTGACACGGTGGAATTTGGTACTGCTGTGGCTGCTGACGCTGAAAATCGCTGTTCTTTGCGGTCTAACGGCGAATATCACCGGATTAAGGTATCTCCGACCTCAAGTAACTGGAAAACTCTGGTTGGCGTGGAAGTTGAGATTGTGAAACAGGGTGATCGATGACTCGTAACGTCCAGTTTAGAACTCTCCCGGTATTTGGAGCCTCGGAACGTGAGGTTTCAGAGGTTGTTCGCGGGATTATGGACGGTAAAACGAACAATACGGGGCTGTTGACGCTGGCTACAGGCAATGCCACCACAACTACCCTCTACGACGAGCGTATAGGCACTGAGAGCTTAATATTCTTTACGCCAGTATCTGATGCTGCAGAAGCTGATGCGGCTCCCTATGGGGCTTTTCAGGACTCTACAGACCAGACTGCTGCGAACACTACTACAGCCTACGCTGTTACATTTAATACAACAGATTATACGAGTGGTGTTTATCTTTCTAATAGTTCACGACTTAACGTCAGGAATTACGGAATTTATAACATTCAGTTTTCGTTGCAATTTAAGAACACTACGAACGATAGTCAGGATGTAGATGTTTGGTTTAGGAAAAATGGGACTAATGTAGCCGGGTCTAATAGTCGGTTTGGTATGCCAGCTAGGAAATCATCTGGTGATCCGTCTCATGTTATTGCTGCACTGAATTACTTTATCGAGCTTCAGGCTAACGATTACGTTCAGATAATGTGGCGTGTTTCTGATGTTGGCGTGATTATGGAGAATTACCCAACTAGCACGACTCCAGATAGACCATCGGTTCCTAGTGCTATTGCTACAGTGAACTATATTGCCCCATCTGCAACAAGTAATGTGTATGTTTCAGCAAAGCAACGTGGTCAAGCTACGGTTACACATTGGGCAAATGATACGGCGAATAAAACATACGGTTATGTGATAATCGGTTAATGGAATACAAATACATTGACCCTCAAGAACTGAGAAATTGGTGGGCTTCAGTTAAGCCCGGTTTAGAGAAAATTAAGTCTAAGAGTCCTGAGAATTGGATTATCGAGGACGTATATACGGATTGCTTTAATCAAAGGTCTTTGCTTTTCGTACTGATAGAGAATAACCATTATCAAGGCTTCTTTATCCTGCAACCTTTAGGTGAGACTCTGCATTTATGGGCTGCTTATTCGTTAGAAAATAGCTATGAAATTGTCGAAAATGCCTTAAAATATATTAAGAATATGGCATCAACGGCTAATGTAAAAAACATAACATTTTCTAGCCATAGGCGTGGATGGGATAGAAGGGCGGCTAAATATGGGTTCCGTCCTAATAAATGGATTTGTGAGGTGTAATTATGGGCGGTGGCGGCGGTACTCAAAGTCAAACTACACGGGCTGAAATTGACCCAACTCTGAAGCCATATGTTCAATATGGACTTGGTGAGGCTAAGCGCCTATATGAAGGCACGACTCCTTCATTCTTTCCCGGCCAGACTTATGTAAGCCCTTCTGCGGCTACTCAGCAAGCTCTAGGCATGGCTGAACAGAGGGCATTGGCTGGTTCACCTCTTACACAAGCGGCTCAGCAAGAGACTCTGGCTACGATTCAAGGTCGTGGCGTTAACCCATTCTTAGCAGGTGCTTTGGAGCAGACTAATCGTCTGGCTGGTGAGCAATACACTCGCAATATCCAGAATCTTCAGTCTCAGGCTTCCTCTGCTGGTCGTTATGGTTCCTCGGCTATGGGACAACAAGCTGGTCAGGCTCAGGATATCTTTGCTCGTGCATTAGCGGAACAAGGTGGTCAGTTGGCTTATAACGCTGCTGAGGCTGAACGTCAGCGTCAAATGGCTGCTGTTGGTTCTGCTCCACAGATGGCGCAAGCTGATTATGCAGACATTCAGCGTCTATTGACTGTTGGCGGTGCTAGAGAGCAACAGCAAGCGGCACAACTTCAGGACGCTATTAATCGATATAACTTCCAGCAGAATCTACCTGCAATGAAGCTTCAGAACTACGCGAATCTTATTTATGGTGCGCCTCAAGGTCAGGTAGTGACTCAGACTGCGACACCACAAGGAGGTAAATAATGGGTGATCCTGTATCCGCTGGCGTTGTCGGCTCTGTAGTTGCACCTACGGCTGTTGCTAATCCTATAACCGGAGCATTAGCTACTGGTATGGGTGGTGGCTCATTGTTTGGGTTTGATCCGACTATTGGTGGCATTGGTCAAGGTATTTGGAGTGGAATTAAGGATATTGGAGCATTTACAAAAGAATATCCTATGGTTGCAAGTGCCGGATTTAATGCAGCAGGAAGTTTGCTTTCACCACAGCAACAAAGAATGTCTGGTGTAGGTGCTTCAGTTCGTCAAGGCGGTCAGATTCAGCCTGTTGATTATATGAGTCTCCTAAACCCTCAGCAGCAGACGGTTATTCGTCCTGCGACTCCTTCGCTTATATAGGTGATATATGGCTGACACAATTTTCGGAATGCCATTAGCACAAGCAGAACAGCAATATTTGACTAATCCAGTACAAAAAAGCTGGATGGACTATATCCCGAATATTTACGGTGGTGTTCCTGCTGGTTTTGAAGGTCTTTTAGGTGCAGAACAAGCAAAACAAATAGGTCAGCGTTCTAATATTGCTGGTCTATTGGGTACTGCTGCGGCATTGTCTGCTGGCATGAGTTCACAAGGAGCACGACGCTCTGCGCTACAAAATATCCTTGGCGCTCTTGGTGCTGGTTATCAGACTGCTGGTGCTGTTGGTGAGCAAGGATTGAAGAATGTAGCAATGCAATATGACTTGGCTCAAAAGCAATTGGCTCAGAATCAATTATTGCAGAAACAACAAGCATTTGAGGCATTTGCTAAGCGTTATCCTCAATATGCAGAACTTGCTCGTATTGACGCTGGTAAAGCTGTTGAGCTAGTTACTCAAATGGAAAAGCAACGGCCTATTACAGAGGCTTACCAGAATGCAGGTATTTTGACTTCTCAACCATCTGCTGTATCTCCAGAAATGGCTCAATATACAGTTAGTGCTGGTCGCTCTGAAGGTGGTATTGCTGGCACTCCTGCGACTGTTACAGCAATGCCTGAGCCTATGGTTGATGCAACTCGTCAGTTGGCACAAGGAACTGTTGAGACTGCCCCTGTTCCTAATATTGATGGCACTTATGGTTCTTTGCCTCCTACGCCTCCTGCTGTTGATCCAATGGAAGCAGGTCTTTTGAGCCAAAAACAGATTTTGCTGAACGCTAATGCAAGATTGGCAAGACTTGGTTCTAAAGAAGCTAATGATGAGATTAAAAATAATCTTGAGCAAGTAAAAGGCATTGATACTCAACTGCAACAGATTAATGTTGGAAACTTTGACTTTAAGTCTCTGAAAGAGACTATCCCTGAAGAATATCGTTCTAGAGTTGATCTGATTGAGCAAATGGCTAAGAAGCGTATGCTAACAGGCAATGAGTTGCGTATTGCTGTTAGCGATGTTCAAAATGCTGCTCAAAACAAGACTGCTGATATTCAGGAATACAACCAAGCTAAGAGAGAAGGCTTTACTGGAACCTTTAAAGATTGGGTTCAGTTTGCTGGTGGTGCTCGTCGTACTCAGCTTAATGTTAATACTGGAGAACTTAGCAAGGGAACAAAAGGTAAACTTGAAGAAGAATTGTTGACCACTGGTAATGCTGCTTCTCGATTAAATCAAATAAAGTCCACGTTCCGTCCTGAATATCTAAATATTAAGTTTAGAGGTCAGCAAGAGTGGGCTAGTTTGAAAGACAAGTTCACTTCGCTTGATCCTAAAGATAAAGCTGTTCTGCAAGGTTATTCAACGTACAAGCAAAACTCTATCAATAACCTGAATCAAACTATTAAGGATTTAACTGGTGCTGCAATGGGTGTTCAGGAAGCAGAGCGTATTATTGCTGGTGCTCCTAATGCTGGTACTGGCGTGTTCGATGGTGATAGCCCGTCTAACTTTGAGGCAAAACTGAATAACCAGATTCAACAGGTTCAGTATGCTCTTGCCCGTAAACAATACTCTTTGAACAAAGGGTTGCGTTGGGAGGCAATACCGCTAGAGAAGATGCCTGAAATTGTTAATCAGCGTGGTAAAGAGATTGCTAAGACATACAATCTTGATCCTAAGAAACCAGCGGATTTGAATACTATTCAAAGGCAATTGGCTGCTGAGTTTGGTATTTCTTTCTAGGAAAGATCATGGCAGATTTTGATTATGCAGGTGCTTTATTTTCTGGGAAGCCTCAAGGTGCTGCGCCAGAGCAGCAGGTAGATTATGCCTCTCAGTTGTTCTCTGGAGTTCGCCCTAGTATTGGTACTGCTCCCGGCCTAGAAAAGCCTCCTGTGGCTATTTCTGAGCCTTCTATGGGTGCTTCTGTCGGTACTGCCTTCATGGGTGGAATTCCTACAGACAAGCAAGCAGCAATTAACTATTTTGCAAAACAGCGTGGTATTTCTCCTAATCGATATACGATTATTGATGGCGATATTGCTTATCAGGCTGATGATGGAAAGTTTTATAAAGAGGTATCTGGTTTAGGCGCTACGGCAGCTTATTACGCTCCTGATGTGCTTGAGATGGCTCCTGATATAGCTACTGGTGTGACATTGGCTCCGTTGTCTTTGTTGGGTGCTCCGGGAGTTGCTACTGCTGCTGCTGGAACTGGTGCTGTTGCTGCTGGAACTAATTACTTGCGTCAAAAGATTGCAGAAAGAACGGCTGGTCAGCAAATTAGTCCGGGTCAAGTGGCTTTATCTGGCGTATTGTCTGCTGGTGCTGAATTGGCTCCTGCTGTGCGTCAGGGATTTGCAGAACGGAGATTGGTAAGAGATATTGCTCAGGCAAACCCACAGATGATTCAGTCATTGCGTCAAAAGGCTGGTCAAGTTGGAGTCCAGCTTACTCCAGCAGAGCTAACTAACCTTTCATCATTGATGGGTCAGCAGAAGGTTTTAGGAAATATTCCTGAATCCTCTGTTCAGATGCAAAAGTTCTATAAGCAGAGAGAAGCACAAGTTCAAAGTGCAGTAGATGACTTTTTGGCAAGTCTGTCTCAAGTTGAGGATGCTGCTGTTGCTGGTAATCGTGGCGTTCAGGCTCTTGAGGTTCAGAAACAGAATCTTTTAAAGGCTAGAGAAGAAGCTGCTGCGCCTATTTACAAGGCTGCATTTGAATCGTCTGTGCCTGTGAATACTGCTCCTGTATTGGATCAGATTGACAATATGCTGAAATCTCAGCCTCCTACGGGTCGTGCGGCTGGTTATCTTCGTAAGGTTAAAGACCTGCTTCAAAAGCCTGAGATAGACGCTGAAGGCAATACGCTAAAGACGTTTGTACCTGAAGATCGTTTGCCAATATTGCAGAACGCTAAATTTGAGATTGACGCGATGTTTAAAGAGGACGCTTTTAGTTCTCTTGATAAGACTATTCAAGGTCAGCTTACAAGCATTAAGGAAAACTTGCTTCAGCAGATGGGCAAAGAGAATCCTGATTACATTGCTGCGAATAAGAAGTTTGAGCTTTTATCTCAGCCTATCAATGAGTTTAATGAGCGTATAACTGGCGTTTCCTTGATGCAAATGTCTCCTGACAACATCAAGAACTTTGCGAACAGGATATTCCAAAATCCTAGTCCGGGAACAATTAATTACGCTAAGAAGCAAATTATTGCCGGTGGTGGTGAGGAAGCATGGAATGCGGTTACTAGGGCATTTCTTGAGGAACAATGGACGCTTTCTAAGAAGCCAGCTAAGTCGCAGCAAGGCGCTAAATTAGACACTGGCAACACTTGGCAAAACATCATCATTGGTGATCCTAAGCAGATGAAAGCTATGCAAGCAGCATTGCCTCCTGAAAGTTTTAAGGCATTGCGAGATTTGGCTGACGTTTTAGAGGCTGCTGGACGAGTTAAAAAGCTAGGCTCTGATACTGCGTTTAATCAACTTGTAACTGAGGAATTGCTTAAGAATCCTCCGATTACCAGCATTACAACTGGTGTTGCTCGTGCTGTTGGTGGAATTAAGCTAGATCAACCAGCAAAAGCACTCTCTGATTGGGCGATTAAACGAGATGCTTCTGCTAATGCCACAAACATTGCTAACATAATAACTAGCCCAGATGGTATTAACAGGTTGAAAGAATTGAAGCGTATGTCTCCAACATCGGCAAAGCGTTGGGCTGCTACTGCTCAATTGCTTGCTGACTATGGGATTTCAGAGTTAAGGGAATAATCATGCCAAAGAACAAAGTTAGCGAATGGTCAGCCACAGCGTCGAATAACACCGATATTGGTGGTATTAACATCGCAGAAGGTTGTGCTCCATCTGGTATTAACAATGCTATCCGTGAGCTTATGGCTCAGGTTAAGGATATGCAGACAGGATCAGACTCAGATGGTCTAGTAGTAGGTGGTGCGTTTACCTGCTCTGGTGCTGCTGTATTTAGCTCTACAGTGGCTCTAGGATCGACTGCTACGGCTACTACTCAGTCAGCAGGGGATAACTCTACTAAGGTCGCTACAACGGCTTATGTTGAGACTGCTGTAGGTGGTTCTACTAAATTGGCTGATCCCGGTGCTAATGGCATTGTTGTCAGAACTGCATCTGCTACGACTACGGCTAGGACTATTACCGCAGGAACAGGTATTTCTGTATCTAACGGTACTGGAGTCTCAGGTAATCCGACGATTACGAATACTGGTGTGACTTCTGTAGATGGGTCTACAGGCGCTGTGACGTTGGATATTGGCGCTAAGATTGCTGCTCTATCGTATGGTGCTGTTGGTACTTATGTCTTTGGATATACGGCATCTACGACTATTACTGCTGGATCAACTATTTCAGGATCGTCTATTTATCCTGCTGGTGGTCATTCAACAGGCGCTATTAGTGCTGGTGGTGGTGTTAGTGCATATTTTTCTCGTGGATCAAGTGCTCTTTCTGGTACATGGATGGCTATGAGTGAAAACACAACTTCTCAACCTACCCATATTGGATTGTTTCTGAGAGTTAGCTAATGCGTTGGGCAAATGCAGATCACACTAGCATAGACATGACCATTACAATTAATGGTCAGAAGATGCCATTTACTGCTAGAGCAGATGATCCTGAAGATTACGGCAGAGAACTATTTAATCGCGCCATTAATGGTGAATTTGGAGAAATAGAGGAATATCAAGTGCATAACGTACAACTCACAGACGAGCAAATCGAAAAGATAGCGGAGAAGGCCGCTGAGGTTGCTTTTCGTAAAATCTATGAGCAGGTAGGTAAGTCAGTCATCCATAAGGTGTACTGGCTTGTTGGTGCTGGTGTTATTGCATTGATGTATTGGTTAGCTGGAAGTGGGAATCTGAAAAATTGATCCAATCACTATTGCTGCTGCGTTTAAAGCCGCCACGACTGCCATAGACCTGTGCAAGCGTGGCGTTGCTTTATATAAGGAAATAAAGTCCACAGCAGGTGATGTATCAGGTGTATTAAAAGACTTAAAAGACCAGTATCACAAGATAGTTAAGCCTAGTCCAGAGCAGACTAGACAATATAACGAAGAAGTTAAACGGGTACAGGAAATTGCTAAGACTCATCCTCAAGATGCTTTGAATAGTATCTGGGATCATCTAGGTACGTTTATCGATGAGTATGACAAGCTTTCTAAGGCATTTATCGAAGAAGAAGCGAATGCTAGAAAGTTATACAAAGGTGATGAGTCTTTAGCTAGACGGGCATTAAGACGGATTCAGATTAGGACGCAACTCGATTCTATGCTTGCGACTGTTCGTGAGGAAATGGTTTATCACACTCCACCTGAGTTATCGGATGTCTATAC